CTTACGCAACTTGCCAATCTTTTGTTTTATGGCTTCACGTCCTGAACTTGTATTTGATTTAGCAATACCAGCTTTAATAACCTTAGGTGCATTAGCTACTTTTTTTTGAACAATAGGTTTTTTATCTTTAACAGATTTATATCCCATTGCATCTTTAATCACCATTAAAAAACGATGATCAGCTAAATTACCAATTTCTGGATCAGTAAAACCATAAGATCTTAAAGAAGATCTCATATCTGTTCTAAACTGATCAGCTTTATTGGGGTCACTATACTCAGGTATCTTGGCTGCTGCTAGTTGTCTTTGTGTATCAAGGTATTCATTATACTGTTTAGTATAAGCATCTTTAGCTTTGGATTTCATGTCGTCAATCTGCCTTGTTTGTTGTCTTAACTGGTAATCCAGTCTAGCTGCAGAAGTTGGATCTTCTTCCCAAAGTTTTTGTAGATCTTTGCTACCTTGCTGTTGTCTGATAAAGCCATCAGCAGTTGATATCAAATCATTTAGTTCACCTAAACGAGTGTCATAATTGTGACGAAGACTGTCCTTTTGAGTTTCAAGATCTTTTTTCTCAAGACTTAAAGAATGAGTCTTTTGTCTATAATCCGAGTCTCTAGAATAACCTGCTTTAAGTTCATCGAGGCTAACCTCTATCTCTTGACCTTGTACTTTTAATCGGTGGAGATTGGGTTCCTCTAATTCCGTTTGCGTTTCTTCTTTGATCTCAGTATTTTCAGATGCTTCTTCTTTTGGAGTTTCACCAGACGATGATTGACTCTCTGTTGAAGGTTCCTCTTTTTTTACTTCTTCTTGAGGTTGCTCTGATGGTTCTGCTTTTGTTTCAGGTTCTGATTGTCCTTCTTTAGGATTCAGTAGTCCTGAAATTTTCTCAGCAGCACCTTGTACATTAGTACTATCTGCCATAACGCTCCTTTCATTGATTGGTTGGCGTATATAAGGCTCCTAAAAGGTTAGCCTTGTTTTTGAAGTAGCTCCAAATCTTTTGAAGCTAATTTTCCACTTTCCATGATAGTTTGTAAATGACCTCTAATTTTGTCTAGCATATTATATGCCATCCATAGAGATTTACGTTTATCATCGTCAGCAAAATTTGTATTAAAAATTTCTTGCTTATATGTTTCTAGTAGATCCTCAAACGCCTGTTTTAACAGGGGATCGTCTAGGAGTTGGGCTGCTCGTTTGCCCTCTCTGATTTGCTTGTCCATTTTGTTTATCATTAAAGAATTGTTGTTGTCCTTTTACTATCTCTTTCATCAAATTACCAGATGATTTAAGATCTTCTTGTTCTAACATACTTCTTCGTTTTAATTCAAGCTCATCTATTTTAGAACCATATTGTAATTCTAGTTCTTTAATCTTTAATTCAAAGTCTAATAAGCTTTGTCTCATTAAAGATTCTATACGTTTAGTCTCAGTTTCAGCTTTAAGCTGTGCTCTTTGATTTTCACCTTGTACTTGAGCTAATGTTACTTTCTCAAATTCCGTTGGTGGTTTAGGAGGCAATTGAGGCATTTGAGCTGCACCGACATCTGGATCCATAAAGTATGGTTCTACTCCATTTAGTCCTGCATTCTCAATTAATTTCTTTAAGGTATTATATACGTTTCTTAAATTAACCATTGGGCCATAAACATTCTGTTGTAAGTTTATAGCTTCCATTTGTTTTTGTAATATTGAATGTAATAAAATTAATTGTTGTTCTTTTGATCCTGTACCTAATCCTACAGTTACAGAAACATTAACTCTATCTTTCCATTCGTAAGGTCTCATAGGTATATACTTACCTCTGATTCTTACAATCTTTTCTTTATTTTGGTATTTGCAAACTAATTCAAATATTTTTAAAGCTAGATCCTTCACACCTGTTTCAGCAAAGATCCTGGCAATTAACTCCATTCTCATTTGTGATTGTGTCAGAATTTGGTTTTGTCCAGTTGCTGTTTTATTTAAAGTATTAGCATCTAGCCCCTGGGATTGTTTTGTAACCCCTGTTCTAGTTTCTTTAACAGAATCTAGATAAGCTAACATTCCACTAGCTTGTTCCGTAATAGGTTGTGCCTGAATAGGCATCATAACATTTTGAGGTGGTTGTTTAGTTCTTACAATCCCTCCTGGACGATTTGTTAAAAGATCATCCATAGCTACTTGTCCATCTTGGACAGCTATTCTGTTATTATTAGTTAGATACATATTATCTAACATTTGTCTCATAACAGTAGATTTAATTAATTGTATATCTTCTACTAATTCTGCAATAGATCTTCCATGAAATCTATGAGGCATAATAACTGGTGTCATAGATATAAATGGAATTGTATCTACTTCTATTAAATCTAAAATCTTACCAGTTCCTGAACCTGCAGATGTAATCTTTAATAATTCTGCTTTACCATCTCCATTAGCATCCATCTTAATATAAGATTCATAAACTAATATATCATTGGTACTTTTGTCTCCATCATTTTCTCCATGAGAAAAATCTACATCTTGATGTCTAACAAATTTGTCTTCAGTAAAAAAATCAGGATCGCCAGTTGGTAATCCTTCTACTATATCTCTATCAAAACCCATCTCTACTAACTCAGATCTTGTTTTATTTGTTCTATGACAAACAAAGTTAGCTGAATCTATAGACTTACATCTTCTTTCAATTAAAAATTCTTCAGGTGGTACAGGTTCAATTCTAACCTGACCATATAATTTTGTTCTATGAATAACAACGTCATGTAAAAGAACTTTATCTACTTCTTTACCACGATCATCTGTAATAGGTTCTTCGTACTCAGTATGATTTGAAACTTTAACTTGAGCATCTGAAACTAAATCATTAAACTCATCATCAGTTAATCTTGTATATTCTTCTCTTTCAGTCTTAGCTGAATCATCCCAGTAAATTTTTAATATTCCATTCTTTTGAATTAATGCATCTTTAAAAGCAGAATATAAAGCTAAGAAGCCATCATTATCTTTATAAAAAACATAATTTAAATAGTCAGAACATTGACGAGCCATTTCATCATCTTCTGGCCCAGATCCTTCGCATTGAAATACATTATCTCCAGCAGTAAATATTCTCATTAACGATGGCATCAAACTTTCTACTGTGTCTAAAACATCATTAGAAACTACTTGAGAACGACCTTCTTGTTCATTCCCTAACGATTGACCAAGATAATAAGCTAGAGATTTCTTTCTTCTAGAAACTAATTCTCCACCTATAAATCCTGATGCGTTATGTATTTCTCTTCCTAATATTGATAAAATTTCTTTTTCTGTTTTCTTCATACTATATATCTTGTATCTATTTTAATTGGTCTTTCCCATTCTGTTGTATCAATTGGTTCTGCAACACATCCATATCTAAAAGCGTCAGCTGCGTGTGAACACCAATCGTGTAAAGGTTTATTTTTAAACACTTGGTTTTTATCATCCCATTGTTTTCGATATTGTCTTAATGCATCTAATCCTGTTTTGCATTTTTCTCTATCGAAATAACAAAATGGTAAATAATTTCTTACAGTTTCTATTCCGTGATCTACTTCTAATTTAGGTGCAACCTCAAAGTCAATACCTAAATCTCTTGCTACTTCTAATCTAGATTTACCTGTTCCTAATTCTCTAGCCATAATATCGTGTGGAGCTATATGATTAGAATAAGCATATCCTTTTTCTTCAAGTTTATCAGCATAATGTGCTAATGATTCACCTGAAGTTTCGTAGTAATCAATAAGGTGTATTTCCTGCCCTACTCGTTGTGCAAACCAAATTGCAGTTGAGTCTCCTATACCTAAGTCCCACCACGTTTCTACACCTACATTGGAATCTAAAGGCACGTCTCCGATTCTTTTTTGACTATCGGCTTTCGTTATTAATCTTCCGTAATAACTGCCTGAGACTGCTGCAGTAAAAGAGCATTCAAATTCTTGCTCATACTGTTCTTCAGTCATTATGGCACGTGCCTGTTCCAGCTCTTCATCTGGAATTACTTTAGTATCTGAGGCTCTATACATCTTGCCCATCCAGTCTTTATGACCACGTTGAGCAAAGTCATAGACTTCCCAGAACTGATTATGTCCCATGGGTGTACCAATAAACATAACCCATCCTAATTTGTCTGATACAGCAGGTCTTACGATCTCTGTCCAAACTCTTGGAGACATAATTGCATATTCATCCATTACAACTCCATCAAATCCCATTCCACGAATTGAGTCTGGATTATCTGCACCAAATATTTGAATACGGCTTCCGTTAAATAAATCTATTCTTAATTCTGTTTCGTTTCTACTACCACCAAAGTACATTAATGGTTTTGTATAAAACTTTAAATACTCCCAGGCAATTGATTTACCTTGTCTATAAGTAGGAGCTATAAAAGCTAACAACGCTCTTGGTTTAGCAGCTGCTGTTTTAATTAATTCGTTTATTGATAATACTGATTTTCCGAATCGTCTATGACAAACCAGTACATTAAATCTTTTTTTATTGTTGTGTACTTCTAATTGATATTCTCTTGGTCTATATGGAATCTCAATCTTTTTTATTTTCTTGGTCTTTTTGCCACTCGACTTTGATTTCAATTGGTTCATCTGATCCTATTTTTGAAGTTGTAGAAGCTAACCTAGGGTGAACAAATGGTGCTGCCTTTTCAGCTGCATACATTTTTCGCTCAGGCGAACTCATAGGATTATTTAACACAGCTAACATATAATCTAAAGGGCTATGTTGGTACTTTACTGACATTTCATCCATAGTTTTCCATTTAGGTTTAGTGCTTTTAGACCCTAATGGTCTACCTGAACCTTCTCTTTTACCACCATGATTTGGATTTGAGTCT